GAAGTTTCTACACTCGCAGGTGGTCAAAATCTTGGTGAGATTGCTGATGTACAATACTTTCAAAAGAAATTATATAAGTCTCTAAATGTGCCGATATCTAGAATGGAATCAGAAAATGGTTTCAATTTAGGTAGAGCTGCAGAGATTACTAGAGATGAATTAAAGTTTACTAAATTTGTTCAAAGACTAAGAAAACGATTTACACAACTATTTCATGATATCTTAAAAACACAATTAGTTTTAAAAGGTATTATGACAATTGAAGATTGGTCTAAAATAAAAGAACATATACAGTATGATTATTTAAGAGATGGATATTTCTCTGAATTAAAAAATGCAGAAATTTTAAGAGAGAGATTAAATCTTGCAAATGAAGTTAGTCCGTATGTCGGTAAATACTTTTCTGTTGAATATATCAGAAAAAATGTATTGAGACAAAGCGATGAAGATATTATCGAAATAGATAATCAGATTCGTAACGAGATCAAACAAGGTATTATCGCTGCTCCTGAAGGTCAAGATATGCAGGATGAAGATGAGAATACTGATATAAATATAGGAGATAATTAATTATGTCAAATGATAATGTAAAAACAATGGTTGATTCACTTGCAGACGGCGACAATGTTGCGGCTCAAGACGCATTTAAAAATGCTTTAACTGATAAAATTGGTCAAGCATTAGATGATAAAAGAATGACTGTTGCAAATGATTGGTTGAACGCAGCTCATGAAACAGAGGATTTAGAAAAAAATGCTCAATACATGAAAGCACCTCAAGAAGAGGAACCTGTTGAACAGGAAGAGCCTGTTGAAATAGACAATGACGAGGAACCAAATGACGAACCTGTCGTTTCAGAAGTTTAAAAACCAAATTAATGAACGCAGGTATATCGGACCTGAAGGCACAAAGGAGTTTAATAAATTATCTCCAAAGATGAAGTCAGCAGTTCGTGATGTTTATACTATGATTGATAAAGCTTCTGATCCTATTCTAGGAAAAATTGAGGGTATTATTAATCAAGTGGCAAAAAGACAAGGAGTTAAAGTATCTGATATAGAAGATTACTTTGATAACGAAACAATAAAGTAAGGAAAACAAAATGGGAATTAGTACAAGAACACTTAAAGATACAGCTTTAGAAACTGGTAGTGGTGCTCAAGGTGGTAAAGTAGTCATATTAGTAAACATGGACGATAATACTACTGAGAACTCAAACATACTTGACGCAAGTGGTTTAGCAGGACACGCTAACGGTGCTAAATTAGATATCACTAGAATATGGTGGCAGTTGGTGCAAGGTACTGCTGATGATGACACTGGTCATGTAGAGATACAATTTAAAGGTGCGTCATCTGACACTACAGCAATTCGACTTGCAGGCACAGGTCATTATGATGGTACTGCTGGTAAGATTACTAATAATGCAACGAATACAACAGCGACTTCAGGAGACCTAGAGTTAAGTGCTTTTGGAACTTCTGGTAGTGTTATTATAGAACTAAGAAAAGACGAAGCATTTACTGCATAGGATTTTCTATGACAATTACGAACACTAAGGTTGTTGATACCACTTCGAAATATATAGTGCAGTCGAAGGGTATCGGGAACGAAGAAGATCAAATCGTAGTTGACGCTGAAAAATTGACAAGTGGTAATAACGAATCAAAAGTAAACTTGATTGAATGTTATTATCAAATTAAAGGCACAGGAACTTTGAAGTTTAGTGCTGAGAGTGAAACAAATGATTTGAGTTTAACTGGTAATGGCAAATATGGTTTACGACCAGATCAGTTAAAATTTGGAAATGATAGACAAATAAAACTAACAACTGATTCAAATGTTGAAAGTTATTTGTTGATTACAGAATTTAGGAGAAACTAAAATGGCAGATGTAGTTACATCACAAACTATTGTAGATACAGTTGGTGTTAAAACAGTTATGAAGTTCACTAATATTAGTGATGGCTCTGGTGAGACACTTGTAACAAAAATGGATGCAAGTGCTTTAAATTTTATGTCAGAGGATGCAAACAGAGTGTTATCAAAAATATATTGGTCTGTAAATACTACAAATGGTAAATCTGGTGTAGAATTATTATGGGCAGGTAGTGGTGCGAGTGCTGCCAATGCAACAATAGGATTTTTTTCGGGTCGTGGTTTTCACGATTATTTTACCGCTGGTAATAGTATACCGAATAATGCAACACTAGTGGCAAATACAAGTCCTGCAGGAGATATATTACTATCAACAAAAGGATTTGTATCAGGAGACAACTATACATTAATCTTAGAGATAAGATAATTAAAAAAGAGAAGGTGGAGAAATGAAACTAATTACAGAAACAATTGAAGATGTCCAGGTCTTAACCGAAGAAAAGAACGGTAGAAAAGATTACAAAATAAAAGGCGTCTTTATGCAGGCGGATATTAAGAACCGTAATGGTCGAATTTATCCAGTCGAAACTTTAGCAAGAGAAGTAAAAAGATATACAAAAGAGTTTATAGATAAAAGAAGAGCTTTTGGTGAGTTAGGACATCCTGACGGACCAACTGTGAATCTCGAAAGAGTTTCACACATGATTACTAGTTTAGAACCTGAAGGTAAAAACTTTATTGGTGAGGCGAAAGTCATGGATACACCATATGGTAAAATTGTCAAGAATCTTATTGACGAGGGTGCTGTATTAGGTGTATCATCAAGAGGTATGGGATCTATCAATCAACAAGGTGGAAGAAACTTTGTTGGTAAAGATTTCTATCTTGCGACTGCAGCTGACATAGTTGCAGACCCATCAGCGCCTGACGCTTTCGTAGAGGGTATAATGGAAGGCAAAGAATGGGTATGGGACAACGGCGTACTGAAAAGTATGGAAGTTGAACAATACAAAGAAGAAATCGAAAGAACTAAACGAGAAGAATTAGCGGAAGTTAAAGCAGATATCTTCAAAGACTTCATCAAAAAATTATAAACCTGCGGGACTTTGTTGAAAAGCGTAGTGTTTGAGATGGTAGTTTGTATAAATAATAGTAAAGAAAAAATTAATTAATTTTTAATAAGGAGAGACCGAATGTCTGAAACCGAAGTAAAAAAAGAAGTAGAGGCAGTTGAAGAGCAGAAGTCTGTGGTAAACAAAGACGCTGTTGCAGCTGAACCTACTCCCTTAAAAAATGACGCAGAGGATTTGGGCAAGGCAGTAGTTAAACCTACTGACCCTGATGGCCAAACAGCTGTGGACAAGGTAAAAAAAGTATCAGACCAGGTTAATAAAGACGCAAAGGACGGATCTTTACCAAAAGATCAGAAACCTGCTGGCATGAAAGAAGAAGAAACTGAAGTTGAAGGCGAAGAAATTGCTGAGACTAAAGAGGAATCTACTGAAATGAATATTGACCTATCTGATGATGTTAAGGCATTAGTTTCAACAGACGCAGACCTATCTGAAGAATTTAAAGAAAAGGCTGCAACAATCTTTGAGACTGCTGTTAAAACAAGAATACAAGAACAGGTTAAAGTACTTGAGGCTCAGTATGAAGATAAACTTTCAAAAGAATCTGAAACAATAAAAGAAGCGATGACTGAAAAAGTTGATTCGTATCTAAACTATGTTGTTGAAGAATGGATGAAAGAAAATGAACTCGCAGTAGAAAGAGGTATCAGAACCGAAATCGCTGAGGACTTCATCACTGGTCTTAAATCTTTATTCAAAGAACATTATATTGATGTTCCAGAAGAAAAGTACAATGTGCTTGACGACTTAACAAATCAAACAAAAGATTTAGAATCTAAACTTAACGAACAGATTGAAAAGAATGTAAATCTTTCTAAAGAAGTTTCTGATCTACATAAGAGAGAAGCAATTGCTGAAGTATCTGAAGATTTAACAGATACAGAAACAGAGAAGTTTATCTCTATGGCTGAGAATGTTGAGTTCGAAAGTGCTGAAAAGTTTAAGGAAAAATTAGAGACTATTAAAGAATCTTATTTCCCTAAAACAAAATCAGAAGTAGCAGAAGAAAATTCTGTTGATTCTGTGGCGGCGAATGAACCTGCTGTAGAAGCAAGTTCGGATGCTATGGCTGCATATACAGCCGCAATATCTAAAAACCTTAAGGCGTTAAACTCTTAATGTTTTTTAACAAAGTAAATCAAAAGGAGAGATAAAATGTATCTTACTGAAAACTTACAGGAAAAGTGGCAGCCAGTCCTAGAACATCCAGATTTGCCAAAAATCGAAGATGCTTATAAAAGAGCTGTAACTACTGTGATTTTAGAAAACCAAGAAAAATCAGTTAGGGAAGACCGAAGCTTTATGGCTGAGGCTGCACCTGCAAACGCAACTGGTTCTTCTGTGGATAACTTTGATCCAGTATTAATTTCGTTAGTCAGAAGAGCTATGCCAAATCTTATCGCATACGATATTTGTGGCGTACAACCAATGACTGGTCCAACAGGCTTAATCTTCGCTATGAAGTCAAGATTTGGTTCACAGGCTGGTGCAGAAGCACTATTCAATGAAGCAGACACAGACTTCTCTGCTAGAGACGCTGCTGGCGACACAGGATCACCTGACGCACAATCAGGTACTAACCCTGCAACACTAAACGATTCACCATCTGCTGGAACATACACAACTGGTTCTGGTATGACTACTGCTCAGGCAGAAACACTTGGTGATGGTTCTGATGAGTTTGCTGAAATGGCATTCTCAATCGACAAGATTACTGTTACTGCAAAATCTAGAGCTCTAAAAGCAGAGTACACTATGGAACTTGCTCAA